ATCTTCTTACAACAAATTGCATTCGAACCATACGAAGGCACATTCCAAATTGAAGACATACAGGTTGACAACGATGTAGATGATGCTATACTACAGTCAATAGAGATAAACTTAACACATAACACACAGAGGTAATATAGATGGCATTTAATAGAACATTCAATGGCGAAGAACAAGCTCGACTAAAGCGACTCATCGATGAGGGTATGCAAGTAACATTCGAGATGGAAACACTCAGGGAAGGTCTTAGAGACACTGTAAAAGCAATTGCAGAAGAAATGGACCTCAAACCGGGTATTATCAATAAAGCAATTAAGGTTGCACACAAAGCCAGCTTCCAAGATGAATATGACAAGTTCGATGAACTTGAAACTATTCTTGAGACAGTTGGGAAGACCCTTTAAAGAAAACCGGACCTTGTCCACCTTTACAGCACTTTCTTAATTGCGAGTGCTATATATTAGTGTAGGTTTTGCAACGGCCATAAAATGTTGCTTGGAGAAAAGAATAGATGAGTTACGTTGATGCTCACTTTGAAAAGAGTAAAGACATTATACATGTTGTTGAACGTGTTGATGGTAAGAGAATAATACAGCAAATCAGACCTGAATACAACTTCTTTGTAGCAGATCCCAAAGGTAAAACCAAAAGCATACACGGGCAATCCGTAACTGAAGTCCGTTGCACTAACGGTAAAGAGTTCCAGAAGAACGTTGCAATGAATACGCATAATGCAACATTCGAAAGCGACATTAAGCCTCTAAACAAAACACTAGCTAAACATTACAACGGTGCTGAGCCTCCTAAACTACACACAGCGTTCTTCGATATTGAGGTGGACTTCGATCCACTTAGAGGATATAGTAGCCCTGATGATTCGTTTACTCCAATTACAGCAATAGGTGTGTACTTGCAGTGGAGTGATACAATGGTATGTTTAGCAGTCCCACCTAAGACACTTAGCTGGGGTCAAGCACAAAGCATTGCTAGTGAACTACCCTCTGTGATACTATGTCGCACAGAAGCAGAGATGCTAAAATACTTCCTAGAAGTGATCGAGGATGCAGACATACTAAGTGGATGGAACAGTGAGGGTTATGATATTCCTTACACTGTTAATAGAATCATTCGCACTATTGGTAAGGCTGAATTGCGTAAACTTTGCTTGTTTGATAAGATGCCAATGAAGAAGACCTATGAAGCGTTTGGTGCTGAACGTACTACTTACGACTTAATAGGGCGTGTACACTTAGACTATATGCAATTGTATCGTAAGTACAACTACGAGGAACGACACAGTTATAGACTAGACTTTATCGGCGAAATGGAAGTAGGCGAGAAGAAAGTAGCATACGAAGGTTCGCTAGACAAACTATACAATCACGACTTCCTCAAGTTCTTAGAATACAACATTCAAGACGTTATGCTACTTGATCGATTAGACAAGAAGCTACAGTTCATTGACCTTGCTAACACAATTGCACACGATAACACAGTGCTATTGCCTGTTACAATGGGTGCAGTTGCTACAACAGAGCAAGCAATTATTAACGAATGCCACAGACGCAACATGGTTGTACCTGATAGGATTAAAAGCAGAGACGATAACACACAGGCCGCAGGTGCGTATGTTGCTTTCCCTAAGAAAGGATACCACGACTGGGTAGGTTCAATGGATTTAAATAGTCTATACCCTAGTGTGTTCCGTGCGCTGAATATGGGTAACGAAACTATTGTTGCACAAATTAGACCCGAGTACACAGACGAAGAGATCAACACTGCGGTTACCTTAGAGAAGAAGTCGTTTGCAGATGCTTGGTTGGGTAAGTTTGGCAGTAACGAATTCGAAATGGTTAAGAATAAAGATATCGATCGTCCACTAAAGCTAGACATGATAAGTGGTGAGACATTAGAATGCACAGGTGCAGACATATACAATCTAGTATTTGAAAGTGGTCAGCCATGGAACATTAGTGCTAACGGTACTATATTTAAAACAGATGTACTAGGTATCGTGCCTGGCTTACTAGAGCGATGGTATGCAGAACGACAAGTGCTACAGGCTAAGAAGAAAAAAGCAGAAACAGATGCACAAAAGATGTTCTACGACAAACGACAGTTGGTTAAGAAAATTAACTTGAACAGTTTGTATGGTGCAATCTTGAATCCACATTGTAGATTCTTTGATAAGCGTATCGGGCAGAGTACTACACTTACTGGCAGAGCTATTACAAGACACATGGGTGCCGAAACTAATCGTATGCTAACAGGCAAGTACGATCATACTGGCGAATGCATGATATACGGTGACACTGACTCTGTTTACTTTAGTGCTGTACCAGCGTTACCAGAAGGACAAACATTAGATATGGATAGTGCAATTAAACTGTACGATCATATCTCAGACACAGTTAGTGACACATTCCCGCAGTTTTTGAAGGATACATTTAATGTACCTAAAGAAGCAGGTGCAGTAATGATTGCCGGTAGAGAAGTAGTTGGACGCTCAGGATTGTTTATTACTAAGAAGCGTTATGCTATTAACGTACTAGACTTAGAAGGATGGCAACCAGAAGGTGGCAAACTAAAAGTTATGGGACTAGACTTGAAGCGTAGTGATACGCCAGAGTTTATACAGGACTTCTTAGAAGAAATACTTAGAGATTGCCTAGATGGTAAGACTGAGGAAAGTGTTATTGAGAAAGTGCGTGACTACAAGAAATACTTTAAAGGCTTGCCTAGTTGGGAAAAAGGCATGCCTAAGCGTGTAAACAACTTAACAACCTATGCCGCTAAGATGGCAGAGAAGGCAATTGTTAATGCACCAGATAACTACAGGCTACATAAGCTGAAAGCTATTGAGAAAGAAGCAAAGGGCAAAGGCAAAGGTACTATACCTGGGCATGTTCGTGCAAGTGTTAACTGGAACAACTTCAAGAAAGCACAAGGCGACAACTACAGTATGACTATCACAGATGGCATGAAAGTAATTGTGTGCAGACTGAAGAACAATACAATGGGCTACGATAGTATTGCGTACCCTACAGATGAAATGCATTTACCGCAGTGGTTCAAGGACCTTCCGTTTGATGATGATGCTATGGAAACAGCAGTCCTCGACAAGAAGGTAACAAACGTTATCGGTGAGATGAAATTTGATCTAACACGCATACATGAGACAGAAGCTATGCAAACATTCTTCGAGTTTTAATATGACTGATCGTATAGACTATAAAATTACAATGAGTGCGCAAGCATTTAACTTTAAAGGACCGGAGCAAGAGGCGAAGGTCGCCCGGTATAAAAGTTTTAAGCAGGAGTTTGTGCGTTGGACACAATCATCTGTGCAGGAAGTGAAAGGCTTACCTAATAAGCGTAACCCATATATTGTCAGTGGTATTACTGATGCGTTTAATCAAATGTATGGACTGTATAATAAAATTGGTATATTTGATGGAGAGTATGGTTATCACAACCTAGCAATGCCTGATAAGATAACAACTGACTTCAGAGAAGCAGATGCTATTATACTAAGCCACCCGTTTAGCGGAGATGGCAAATGTTCGCTTGACAAACTCAGAGAAGCAAATAGCTACGGTGTGCCTATCTTTATTGATTGTGCATTCTTTGGTATATGTAGTGGTATCAGCTTTGACTTTAAGCCTTATAAGAATGTACACAGTGTATGCTTTTCATTAAGTAAAGCATTCGGCTCCGGCTATAACAGAGTCGGGTTGTTGTTTACTAAAGATGCATTTCCATGTACAGTTTACGAACAATGGCAGTATCCGTTAATGGCATCTGCTGAGTTCCACTACAATAAGTTATCACTAATTGGACCAGATGATCTACCTAGGAAACATAAGCAAACACAAGAGCGTGTATGCCGAAAGCTAGGGTTGATACCAAGTCCAACTGTTATATTTGGTTTGGACTATTCGGATAGATATGCTATGTTCAAGCGAGGTGATACTAATAGGATATGCATAACTAAACATTTGGAGAAATGAAATGACTAAAGAAGAAAGGATGGCAAAGAGCGAAAGTGCAAGGGCACATAGGAAAGAAGTAAAGTCGATCAAGAAGAAAGTAACAGCAAAGTTTTATGCTCACATGCGACATTTGCGTGAAAAGTATAATAAAATTAAAAACAGACACCATGACAGGAAAATTGACTAACATGAAGAAGCAAGCCTTTAAAGAAGCAGTACTAGATACAATGCTGGCAATGTCTATTAACTTTCCGTTAAATATGGCACTGCTATATCTAGCGAATAGATATGTTGTGCCTGAGTTTGACACTGAA